ACAAATTTGTCTGAAATTGCTAATGCCTGCGAAGTTGCAAACACACGAAGCATTCCGTTCAAAGCACCCATTGAGCGAGTGATACCAATAGTTGGCTGGTCAATTAGACCAATATATTCTTTAATCATTGCCAAGTCTTGGTCAGACAAACGCGGGTCATCAAAGATTTCATCTTTAATGGTTTTAACGAATCCAATGATGTCTTGCTTCGCTTTTGTAATATTCTGAGCTTTATCAGCTATCTCTAATTGTTTTGCAATGTCGCTCCGACCAATCAAGTCAAAGAAGTCACTCGCGTATAGTTGTCCTGCACCGATAAGGTTGAAAGCGTTTGGATTTTCAGCTATGACATCCTGCAGGAATGCAATTCTGCCCATTGACCTGTATGTATTAGCGATGGTCCCCTCTGCTTCACGAACTACTTTCTGTGGAGCAGTCTTAAGTCCTGTACTGGTGTCAAGATGGTCTACCGCTATCATGACAGGTTCACCCGCTGCGTTAAAGGTTAGCATCTCAGTGTAGTCGCCGTTCTTTTGGACGCTGCCGATTGCAGTACCAAGTCCGACATGGTAGAGGGCTATCTCTCGCTTTTCTGCGTCTGAGCCATTGAATCCAGCATCGGTGAGATGTTTTATAAAGGATGCAACTTTAAGTTCATCTCCAGTGCTTAGGACGCTAGGGTCTTTAGCTGTTATGGATATTCCTTGCATTGCTTCGTTAATTACAAAAGCTGCATCTTCAAGGTCTTCACCTATTAGTCTACTATTTACTGCTGAGGTCATGAGATTTCGAGCACGAACTATAGCAGCTCTATCCTCTTCATCTAGAGCGCCTACTTTTCCGGGGTCAGTAGCTAAGGCCTCAAACTTCTTAAGAGTTTCGTTTAGAGGGGCTAATACAGCTGGAACTTTTACTTCACCAGGCTTGGCAGGCATTTCAGCGATTGTTGCAAATGCTGTTGCAATCATGTTCTCGTACTTCTCAGCATCATCAATTGACGGATTTTCATTTAACAGAAACCGTCTTTTAGCATCTACTGCTGTATTATACTGTCCCAGAAGTGTTTTACGAACATCAGAGTTTAAGTCTAGATTAAAGGCTGTGTCCCTAATTGTTCTCAAATCATCGTCAAAGGACTTTATGTAATCTCTTGCTGCAGGATTTGGTATTGCTAAAGTAAGCAATTGATTTTGAATATCATAAAGCCCTTCGATGTCAGCAGAATAAGGGTCTTTCAAAAATCCTCTGAACTTGTCTGTGTATGCTTTTCGGATTTCTTGGGAACCTGTAAACTTTGTACCATCCGCTAACTTTATAACTGTAGTATCATTCAACGGAGATTTATCAGGGTCCTTACGAAGTATCCCTAAAATATCCTTATGCGTTGTCTTAATTGTCTCTGTAAAGGGACTACCCTGTTGCAGTATTAGTTGCACTGAGGGACTTCCTATCTCAGGAATCGTGCCTGAAGTAATACGCTTGTAATCATCATAACTCAGGCCAAGTTGACGTGCTGTTTGTCGGTCCAATTCTTCGTTGGAAGCTCCACCAAAAGCACGTTTTATTCCTGCCATCATGCCAGATGGCTGTACAGATTCCGGCGTATCTGCTCCCCCCATAGCAGCTTGAGTCTGCGAATCCACTGTGGCCGCTTCTCCAGCTGTTGTAGGTTTCTGACTTGGTAAAATTGTTTTGCTTAACTCATTGCGCCGCTCCTCAAAAAATTTGATAGCGTCCGAAGCTGACTTTGCCCCACTTAACGTGATTAAGGATTGCGCAACATCTGGCATATTTTCAGGAGAAATATCAGTAAGAAAATCGTCCGTTTGAACAGATAATACATCTGCCACATCATTAATTAGTTCTTGTTCTTCCTGATATTTCCCCATTTTTTCATTATAGGTTGTGTACTTAGCACCAAATGCTTGAACGCGGTTTTGTACTTCTTCAGCATCACGCTCCGCTGTTTGCTGAAGCATGTCGCTAGCAGCACCAAGACTACCACGAATGAAGGCACCGCTGGTGCCCCTAAGAAGTCCGCCTAACAATGCCATTATTCAGTCTCCTGTGGACCCATCAGTCCTTTTGATTTTGCGCCTTCTTCTACTTTATCAATCGCTTCTTTTACATCAGGTATCATGGCAGATTTTTGCATCTTTATTTTTTCTTTTAACCGCGCCGCTGTTTTAATTGCTTCCATAGTTTTATTTTCGCCGCCTATTTTATAGTCAATGCCTGCTTCCTTGGCGATGACCATAATCAGAAGACCTAATTCTTCTGCAATAATAATACCGAGGTCTGGGGTGTACATACCCTCACCAAATGCTCCCATAATCATGCTATTGACGATGGTGGTGACTGGGATTTCTGCTTCCAACATAGCGAACAAACTGAACAATACTTCATCTTCTTCAAATTTGTTGAAGTAATAATCCATGACTTCGTCAGGGGTAGTGTATTTCGGAGGGCTTTCCCACGGATAGCCTTTAGGTTCCTTAGTCAGGGATTGACCAGGAATAGCTACGTCGAAACGCGACCGCGTTGCGCCGGACGGCATGGTGAGTTGTTCAGAAAGTTTTTCCATACTTACGCCTTAGTTGCTTTAGCCTGTTTGACGGTATCATCCCTAAGTAACCGCTGTAGTGTAGCTTTGTACTTACTTTGTGGGTCATATGACGCTGTTGTAGACACAGGTGCAGGACGAGAGGCTGTGGTACGTGCACGTGTTCCTGTTGGTCGACGGTATTCACCAAGACTCACAGGAGTTGGTGCTTGGATAGGAGCACGTTGTTTACCCCCCTGCCCAAGAGCGAAGTTGACGGCTAGTTGAGCACCAAAAGCTGGCCAAAAAGACATTATTTACCCCTCTATCTAAGCATTGATGGCGCTGATACCGATTCTTGTGATAAAGTCACCGATAGCCTGCGCAGTTTCATTATCCAGATATTTTTGATAATTTTCACGATTTACGTCTGCTTCCAAAATAGCCATAGCCATATTGAATGACCTGTCATTGGCATTTTCAGCAGCCGTATAGGCATAATCCGCTTCATCACGGAACTGCTGCCAGATATTATTTTGTGCAGTATTTGAAATATTAAGATAATTAGCGGCGTTAATCTGATTAGCCGCGTTTT